TCGCACGTAACGGTAAGTCGTTCTCTTCTTCTCGCGTTTCTCGAAGCTGCGAAGGACGAGGACACGACGTTTCGACTCGAGTACTACGGCGATCAGCGTTGCGTCGTTTGCCGAGCTGGCGACGTGATTGCGATCTTATCCGTAATCGACTAGTGCGAGGTCTATATCGTTTCACCACGAAAGGAGGTGTGCTATGGCGAGCATGGGCGATTATCACTTCGTGATCGAGAAAACGCAATTTCCGAAACTGGAGCGTGCACTTTCAGTCGCGCTCACAGCATCGCGCTGGATGGGAGCCGAAGCGCGCATCTTCTGGCTCCGCGATTCGGTCTTCGCGGCAACACCATACGCTTACGTAGGTCTCGCAGATTCCGATCTTGTACTGAAACCCGAGCGCGTTACCAAAGACACGCCCGATTCGTTCGCAATATCGCGTAAAGCGGCAAAAAGGCTGATTGACGAATTGCGATCCTCGCATTCGCATTCCATTGAGCGAATTCGTCTTTTGTGGACACCTGACGCGGTTCTCTTCCGATTTGACTGCAGTCGTGAATCGAATATCGAAAAACCCGCTATCGAGTCGCGTTACAAGGGCCTATGGCTCCCACGAATAACACCGCGTGAACATTACCAACGTCTCATCGATGCTCCGCTTTACGTGGAATGCGATCTCTCGATCCAAGGCATGCTCGATAAGATGCAGAAAAACGATAGCTCCGGTTACGTCACATTCGAGGAGGTCTCCGAAACCGTACCGACCATATCCGTTAGTCGCTCTCTCTTGATCGCGTTTCTCCGTGCAGCGAAAGTCGCAACGAAAACCGACACATTCAAGCTCAGTTGTCACGGTAAAGAGCGCGCTATCGCTTGTCGCGCTGGTGACATACTCGCAGTATTAGCCGCAATTTGAATATCGGAGGTTCGCTATGCGCGTTTACGTTCTCGGTCGATCGATCTTAGAAGAGCGCGAGCTCGAGCGATTTCTGTACGATCACGACATCGCGTGGCCACGTGACAGCGCGATGTCATCTAATCTCCCTGGGCCCGGGCGGATTTTTGACAGCGCGGTGTCAGCGGAGGTGCTGTGCGAGGTAGCCGGCAGAGTCTGCTACATGTCGTTCGCTCGACCGCGACCCGGTGGCAACCGGGCTTATCTCGAGCACATCAAGGAGTCGGGGCACGGATCGGTGCTGGAACACGCTGTCTGGAACCTGTTGATTACGGGCGTCAGTCGTAGTCTCACTCACGAACTCGTTCGGCACCGCGCGGGCTTCTCGTATTCGCAGCTCTCGCAGCGTTACGTAGACGAGTCGGATACGGAGTACGTCGAGCCGGACATCATCGCGTTCGACGCCGAGCTGCACGCAACGTGGACGGACGCGGTTCGATGCGCACGCGAGGCCTACGTTCGTCTCGTTCGACTTCTCGAGTCGAAGCTCGAGGACGAGTCGTTTGCGTCGCGGTGGCTGCCGACTGGCTCCACTATTAGAGATAGGAGGAAGGTGGCCCGGCAAGCGGCGCGTAGCGTACTGCCCAACGCTACGGAGACGAAGATCTTCGTCACGGCGAACGCGCGAGCGCTCCGTCACTTCCTGGAACTGCGGGGCAGTCGGCACGCTGAACCGGAAATCCGGAAGCTAGCCAACATCTTGCTCGAGGTCCTTCAACGGGAATCGCCAAACTTGTTCGGCGACTACCGGCGAATTCCACTTCCCGACGGCACGTTCGAAATCGTCACGGACTACCGCAAAGTGTAACCGCGTACACTACGAAAAAGATGTACGCGCGTATACGATTTTCGTAGTTTTCGACGCCGCGGAGAGCTGCCGCGAAATTTTTTGAAAATTTTTTTCGCCGTAAGTACCTAGTTTTCTAGGCACTTACGTCGAGCGGCGAATTTTTTTCGATTTTTCTGCTTGACGCCTTGCGGACGGCGTATTAAGATACCGGTGACGAGAACGAGAAGCGAGGTAACGAGTAACCCAGTAACCCGAAACCCGAAAGGAGAACGACGATGAACCGAGTTGACCTGCAGATCGAGTTGGCCAACACAATTGAAGCGGCCAAGATTGCTGTGAAGTCTCGCAAGGGCGCGCGGGCTGCTGTTCGAGTTGGCGTGTACAAGGTTGGCGATCGGGTATTTGTGTCTCTTGATGGTGAAACCCTCAACGAAGTCAAGGGCGAGCAGGTCGTTGATGTTCCGGCTGCTGAAGTCTCAAAGTACATGCGGCCAGACGCTGCCCTCGTGATGTCCTACGAATTCAAGGACATCCCCGTTGAGGCGCTGAAACGAATGCTGGAAATGTTCAAGGAAGTTGCTGCTATCTGATGCCTGATCTTCTGAGTGGGCACGGATGCCCATACCCTGATCACCTAACCTAATGCAGTGATGCCTTCGGGCGATTGGTACACCAGCCCTAAGGAGGACTTACGATGAACGCGATTCGTTTCGTTCGCACCGCGTCCGGAGTTTATCTTCTTCAGGTCGAAAACGAGGACGTTTTCCATCGTTGGGGCTTTGCCCTCGTCGACGACGATGGGATTAGTTACGAAGGCGGGTTCGAGTTCAGCCCTTGGCGCGTAGTGCCGGACGACGAGGTGCCGCCCGACGTTCGTGAACGGTTCCGGCCGGTTATCGAATCGTTTAGTGAATAATCGCGGGAGGAGGCGTTATGCCGAGCCCACTACCGCGCTACGAGCGAGCGTACGCCGAGTTATTGTCGCGTTACCTAATCGGCTCGCTCGCGAAGTATCGCAAAGTCGCGGGCCTGCGACTCGACGCCGAAGGCGTGTTCCACTTAGTCGTGCCTAACCGCCACGGCGACCTCGTTCTTTACTCGTGTCCGCATCGCGACGGTCGAATCATTAGCGAAGATCGAATACCCGGGCGGCGCATTTCGCTGCGCGCCGCGGTCAATCATGACGGCTGGGATGTCGCGGTGTGGGCGGAGCGCGTACTACTCGAGAACCAGTTTGCGACGAGCGAGATAACGCTGCCGACTTAGTCGCGACTAACTACGGAGGACTAGCGATGGAAGCGAAGTACGTGCGTGACGATTACGAGCAGTACTACCTTTACGTTCATTCCGAGATTCTCTTCCCCGAGCACGGTTTCGCGCTTGTTGCCCCCGATGGCTTCGTCTACGAGGGCGGAATCGGTATTTCGAACTGGACGGTCGTTTCCGAGGCCAGAATCCCTTACGGCGTCTGGCGCAGATTCGAGTGCCAGCGCGAGATACTAGAGGAACGCGAAGCAGAACTCGAAGTCGAACTCGAAACCGAAAACTAGGTGACGCTGCGAGTCGGTGACCGCGCAGTGTCCACGTACCAAAGAAAGGAGGTTCGCATGCCGAGAAAACTTAGTTGGGACGAAGTATCTTCGATTCTCGTTTGCGTAGCCGAAGACGACGGTAGCTACGATGAGATCGCGATCCGCATAACAGTTCGCGATCTTCTCGAAGTCGCAGCGCCGCTCGTGGTTCCGGGTTAGTCGGTGGCATTGCGATGACATGACTGCGTTATGCCCGGCGATGCCGGGCTTTTTTATCGACTACGAGGACCAGCGATGAAACGGCCACCTCGCTACCGACTTCACGATGTTTTCGGCAACGTCGTTTATTCCGCTAACGATCTACGTAAGGTCGTTAAGAGACTCGCGCAGTCGTTAGTGAAGCCAACAATCTACTCCGCGCAAGGCCGTCGACACGTCGTCTTCTACCTCGAAAACGGCGTAGTAAAATGCTACGTCGGTAACTTCGGCGAGTCACGTAAAAGCGTCGAAGAACGCGTGATCCGCCTATTCCGCGCTAGCGATATCGCACGTCGCATACGACGCCACGTCTAGTCGGTTTTCTCTAAACTCTTCTTGCTTCAACCTCGTCTCTTAGGTTAGACTAACTAAGGGGCGAGGTCGTGAACGAAGCTGCACTCGGTGACACGCTACGCGAAATTCGCGCAGCCGCAGGCGTGGTTCGCGAATCATCTGCGAAAATCGCAACCGCCGTCGAACACGCGAGTAGCGCCGCGATCTCCGCGGCATACTTCGCTGGCGTGCGCGACGGATGCGTTGCGTGTACGATCGTGTTGGCGTTGCTATACTTCGTTCTGACTCGCTTTAGACGATAGATGCAATCGCGGGAACGAAGTGACACCCGTGGGTCCTTCCTGGGGCTCGCGCGAAACCGGCGGCCGGCGAGCAGCCTCGAAAATCGAGTAGTTTGTCGCGCGAAGGAGTAAGTCGATGCGTATTTCGATTCCCGAGCCGTGGCGATCGATTCTCGTTGCGGTGTTGACCGCGTTGCTTACGGTTATCGGTGGTGGTACCGCGGTCCACTTCGGTTGCGTGCGCGTACCGCCGCAAGACGAGAAGCGTGGTGACGATAAGAAGTCACCGCGACCGGAGGACGATAAGCCGGCAACGAATCCGTGCGATGCGGTCGCGAAGATTATTATGACGGGCGGTTACTGCAGTGCGACGATCGTAGGTCCGAAGCGCGACGATGGCCGATGGTATCTCGTGAGCGCGGCGCACTGTCACCGTCGTGTCGGCGAGGAGGTGACGGTCGTGTTGCGCAACGGTATTTCGTTCGGCGCGCGTGTCATCGCGATCAATCGAAAGTCGGATTGTTCGATCTTGCTGACGGACGAGCGTCACGATCGACTGCCGTGGCTTCGCGTTGCGGAGTCGTTCGAGGTCGGCGATAAGGTCTTCCACTGCGGCTACGGCGTGCACATTCCTGGCAACCGCGAGGACGGTTACGTCGTAGCGAAAGAGAACGCCGACCTGCAAGTTCGCTATCGTTTATCGGTTTCGCAGGGCGACAGCGGCGGTGGCATCATCGCGGCAGCGACTGGCGAACTATTGTCACCGGTTTGTTGCACGACTCGGCTAAACGGTGTTGGTGACGTGTGGGGGGCATCGCCGCGCGTGATTCGCTCGATGCTGACGCATCCGACGAACTACTCGGACGATCTAAAGCCGATCGCGATGCCGTTACGTGACTTAGTAGGGACTAAGAGCGATGGCGGCTAGGACGATCGAAGAGTACGCGTACATGGTCGCCGACGAATCGCTGCGTCGGCGACGTGTCATCTTGCGCGCTCGTGAGATCGGGCCGTTGCCTGAAGTTGCGCATCCGCGTCGGCGTGCGCGAGCGAGTCGATCGATTCTCGATTGGTGTCGCACGTATCTTCCTTCGGTCTTTTCGCTGCCGTTTTCGGACGCGCATCGCGCGATCGCACGGAAGTTCGAGGAGATCGTTCTTCGTGGCGGTTGCTTCGCGTACGCAATGCCGCGGGGCAGCGGCAAGACTTCGCTTTCGCTCGCGACCGCGTTGTGGGCGGTGTTGCATGGTCATGTGAAATACGTTCTCGTAGTGACCGCGAACGGTCAGCGCGCGCGACAGACGATTCAGAATCTTATTCTCTGGCTGACGACGGCGCGCGAGCTTATCGAGGATTATCCCGAAGCGTGTTATCCGATTTTGCGTGCTGACGGCAGTCTACAGCGTATGCGGTTTCAGCTCTTCGATGGCAAACCAACGCATCTTCGACTTACGTTTGATCGGATCGTACTCGCGTCGATTGACGGTTCGAAGTGCTCGGGCGCGCTGATCCAATCGGTGCCGTTGCGTGGCGGTTCGTTGCGCGGTCTGCAACACGCGTTGCCCGACGGTCGACTCGTGCGACCGCAACTCATCCTGATCGACGACCCGCAGACGCGTGACAGCGCGATGTCGCCGCGACAGTGTGAATATCGACGCGCTCTCATCCAGTCCGACATACTCGGTACGATGGCGCACGACCACAAGGCTGCGGTGCTCTGTACATGCACTGTCATTCGCCGCGGTGATCTCAGCGATCAGCTACTGTCGCTGCCCGAGTGGAGCGGCGAACGTATTGGCCTTCTTCGTTCGATGCCGACCGATATGGCGGCGTGGTCGGAGTACGAGCGCGTCTATCGTGATGCGATTCGCGTGCGCGACTACAAGCGAATCAACGACTACTACCTCGCGCATCGCGCGCAGCTCGATGCCGGTGCGGTGCCGTTCTGGGAAGCGTGCTACGATCCGCGCATCGAAGTGTCGGCAATCCAGCACGCGATGCATCTTTACTTTCAGGATCGCAACGCGTTTTACTCAGAGTACCAGAACGAGCCTGCGGCCAACGTCGTTGCGGACGATTCGATCGCGATCGCGCCGGAGTCGGTTGCGTCCGCGTTCGGCGACTTCTCGATTGCGCCTTCGGAGCAAGTCGGAATCTACGTCGACGTGCAAGAGCGGATTCTCTACTACGCGGTCGTTGCGCGCGAGAACGACCGTGTACGTGTAGCGTTTTCGACCTGGCCGGAACAGCATGCAAACTACTACTCCGCATCGCGGCCAGCGCTGTCGCTCGAGGGCTTCTATCGCATCGCGGCGCCGCAGTCGATCGAGCGAGGGTTGCACGATCTACTCGCGCAGCTTCGCGCTCGTTATCCGAATAGTTTAGTACTCGTGGATGCCGGTTATCGTAGCGACATCGTGTCGTCAGTGGCCGCGATTCACGATCGCGTCTATCCGGCTTACGGTCGCTACGTCGGTGCGCGATCGAAGGCGTCGGTCGTCGAACTAACGAAGCCAGGCGATGTAACGGGTAGCGCGTGGCGCATGACGCGCGATCCGGATCGCGCTACGACCAGCGTCCTTATCGACACGAACCGTGCGAAGACGAACGTTGCGAATCTTTTCGCGTCGTCTTCGGTTGAGATCGCGCGCACGGTCGATGCGCCGGTCGTGGTCGAGCATCTTACGTCGGAGACCGGCGTGGCCACGCAGTCGGTCTGGCGACAGTGCGTGGAGTGGACGCTACTACCCGCGCGCGAGAACCACTACTTCGACTGTCTTGTAGGCGCGGTCGTTGCGCGAGAGATTTTCGACTCGCTCGAGTCGACTACGACTTCGACTTCGGATTCGAGTTCGAACTGGCTACTTGAAGGATTACTGCGTTATCGTGCGAGGGCGATGACATGATCGATGAAACGCAGCGACAGCAACTCATCGAGTCGTTAGTCGAGCAAGCGCGTCAGCCGAAGACGGTTACTGTCGACGGCATGACGATTCAGTATCGCGACGTGAGCGAGTTGCTCGAGTTCGTACGCGAAGTATCGGAGCCGAAAGCGGTCGTCGTGAAAATGAACGCGCCGGGAGCGTTAGGATGATCGGGTGGCTGCGTCGAGTCTTTCGTTCGAGCGACAACACCTCGTCAGCGCGAGCAGACGTTTCGTTTCGCGCACGTTACGATGCAGCGGCTACGACTCCGGATAATGCGCAGCACTGGTCGCAAGCGGATGCGCTGTCGCCTTCGGCTGCGCTAACGCCGAGCGTGCGTCGCACGCTGCGGAACCGTGCGCGTTACGAGGTCGCGAACAACAGTTACGCGAACGGCATCGTCTCAACGATCGCGAACTATACGGTCGGTACCGGGCCGGTTCTGCAGATTCGCACTGCGAACGAAGAGCTGAACTTTCGACTCGAGCGCGCGTGGTCCGAGTGGTGCGCCGCGATCGATCTGCCCGAGATTCTGCGCACGATGCGGCGCTGCGTCGTAGTCGACGGTGAGGCGTTCGCGATTCTGTGCGACTATCCGCGTCAGCGAACGAAAGTCAAACTCGCGGTTCGACTCGTTGAACCGGAACAGGTTAGCGAGGGTCCGATTTCCGCGCTCATGCAACCGGTCGAAGGCATCGTCTTCGATGACTATGGGATGCCCGCGGCGTATCACGTTTTGCGGCGACATCCTGGCGACATCGCGGTCGCGGATATCGACTACTCGTACGAGACGATACCGGCGGATTCCGTGATACACTACTTCCATCGCGAGCGACCGGGCCAGTGGCGCGGTGTACCCGAGATTACGCCGGCGCTGCCGTTGTTCTCGATCTTGCGTCGATTCACGCTTGCGACCGCGGCTGCGGCTGAGACGGCTGCGAATCTCGCAGCCGTGTTGCAGACCGATTCGGCTGCGTATATTCCTCGCGATGCGGAGCGATTCGCCCGCGAACTCGTCTGGCAATTCGTCGATCTTCGACCGCGAAGTGCTACCGTGTTGCCACCGGGTTGGCGCCTGTCGCAGATGACAGCGCAACACCCGACAACGACCTATGGCGACTTCGTCTATCATCTCATGAGCGAAATCGCGAGGTGCTTGAACGTGCCGGTCGTGGTCGCGCTCAACGACTCTTCGCGAGCGAACTTTTCGAGTGGCCGACTCGATCTGCGCAACTGGTATCGAGCGCTCGAAGTCGAGCGTGCGCGGATCGAAGCGATCGTACTTGAGCCGCTCTTGCGAGCGTTCTATCGCGAGTGGCGCATCGCTGACAGCGAAGCGTCAGTACTAGTCGGCTTAGGTCGCGACGTACCGGATCACGAGTGGTACTGGCCTGCTCTTGAGGGCGTCGATCCGGAGAAAGAAGCGAAGGCGCAGCGATTGCGTCTTCAGAGCGGTCTTACGACGTTCGCGTACGAGTACGCGAAGCAAGGTCGTGATTGGATGACCGAGCTTCGTCAGCGAGCGAAAGAATACGCGCTCGCGAGCGAACTCGGTCTCGATTTCCTTTTCGAGAAAGGAGGTAATAGCGATGCCGAAGACGACGAAAAAGTTTCTTCGGATTCGAGCGAAGGCGAGGATTCGCGCGCAGGATCCTGAAGACGAGCTCGAAGACGAAGAAGACGAAAACGAAAACGAAGTCGTTGCGCAAGACGAAGAGTCGCAGCCGGCGACCGAAGAAGCGCAGCCGACTGACGATGCCGCGTCAGGGCTAAGGAAAATCCAGATTGTCGCGTACACCGGCGGTACGATGACCGTCGAAGGTTGGCCGCTGCCGGTCGTGGTCGATCTCGACGGTCTCGAGATTCCTACGAGTTCGCTACCGATCCGCTACGCGCACGACGAGTACGCCGGTATCGGCCACACAACGAATATCGCGATCGAGGGTAACGAGATCGTAGCGGACGCCGTGGTCTCGCGTGACACGGAGTACTCGAGAGACTTTCTCTCTTCGATCGAGAAAGGTTTCCCGTGGAAGGCCTCAATCGGACTCGAGGTTATCGAATACCGCGAGATTCCCGATGGCGCCGAAGTCGAGGTCAACGGTCAGTCGTTTACGGGTCCGCTCTACGTAGTTGATCTCGCCGTGCTGCGCGAGATTTCGATCGTCGACGTGCCGGCTGACATCGGCACGTCAGTTGTGGCCGCGAAAGCCGCTCGGAGGGTTGAAATCGTGAAACGAATTCTCGGGAAATATCCGCACCTCGCGGAACGCGCGATTCGAGAGAACTGGTCGACGAAGAAGTGCCAGCTCGCTGCCATTCGCGCGAGTCGGCCCAGCAGTCGAGTTGTGCACGCGTTCGATGCCGGCGTGGACACGACCGAAGTGCTGACCGCCGCGGTTATGCTCCGCGCTGGCGGTTCGGTCGCGAAGAGCGTGGAGAAGAAATTCGCGCCGCGGATCGTCGATGCCGCATCGAAGTATCGCAACCTCGGTTTGCTGCAGTTTGCACGTGAGTGCCTGCGACTCGAAGGCCATCGCGTCGATCCGTATTCTTCGCCGGTCGACGTGATTCGTGCGGCGTTCAGCGTACGATCGTTCCCGAATCTTCTGCGCGAGTCGGCGTATCGCATTCTCGTTTCGACTTACGAGACGATGCCACCGACGTGTCTCCGGATCGCGCGAGTCGTGGAGACCGTAAACTTCATGCCGCACACGCTCGCGAGGCTCAACGCGTTCGCGCAGTTCGAGAAAGTACCGCCGAGTGGCTCGATCGCGCAGGAGCGCATCGGCGATACCGGCTGGCAGGTGAAAGTCGATACATATGGACGGCTGTTCACGATTACGCATCAAGACATCATCAACGATGATCTCGGCGCGTTTCTCGCGATTCCGCAGGAAGCTGCGCGTGGCGCGATTATCGCACTCGAGAATCTCTTCTGGAGCACGATCGTTGCGAACCCGAATAACTTCTTCAGCGCAGCGAACGCGAACGTCGTGACGGGTGCACCGCTTACGATTCCGAATCTCGATCGCGCAGTCGAACGGATGCTGGCGCAGACGGATCAATTCGGCCAACCGGTCTTCGTGAGACCAAGTTTCCTTGTGGTGCCGGTAGGCCTAAAAGCGACTGCCGAGAATCTGTTCTCAGCCGTAACGATCGTAATCTCGGGTAACAGTGATCGCACGCTACCCGTGACGAACGCTTACGCCGGCCAATTCGAGCCGGTCGTTACGCAGTATCTGCCGACGAACGGCGCAAACTCGACGTGGTATCTCGTCGCTGACCCCGCGACGACACCGGCGTTCGCAGTCGCGTTCCTACGTGGCCAGGAGACGCCGATCATCGAAGAGGTGCAGCCGAGTCCGCAGTTCCTCGGCTACTCGGTTCGAGCCTACTGGCACTTCGGTGTTGCGTTACTCGACCATCGCGCCGCAGTACGCGCGACACCGTGATGACAGCGAGGTGCGATGAACACGATACTCGATGACTTCTTCAAGACACTACTTCGCAGTCGCGGCGTTCGGCTTCGGCTTCCCAACGGTTCCGAGATCGACGCCGTGGTCGCGCGCCGCGATTCGCAATCGGTGTCATTCGGTGGTCAGGTCGCAGCCGACACAACAACGCAGTGTTTCGTTGTGCGCGCGAGCGACTTACCGTCGGGTTATTGGCCGCGGGTCGCAGACGAGATTGTCAACGTTGCGACATCGCAGCGGTATATCGTTGTGCGCGCTACCGGTGGCGCGCACGCAACGACTTCGAGTGATCCTTACGGTTTCCTCGTTCGTGTGTGGACGAGGTTAGCATCCTAACGGAGGTAAACGATGAACGTTGTTGTCAAACATCACGATCTCGTAATTCCGGCCACGTTCGGTTCCGACCAACCCGCTGGCACGCTCGTTTTTCTCGGCGACATGCCGGCGGTCACGCTCGAATCGGTGAAGGCCGGCGTTCAGTGTGGTGTCGCGGTCGGCGCCGTTATCGAAGCTCCGCGCGAGACTGGCGCTGCCTGGACGCAAGGAACAGTCGTTTACTGGAACAGTGCGAATAACCGGTTCACAACAACAGCGACCGGCAATAAACGTGTTGGCGTAGTAGTCGGTAGTGACGTCCCCGCGGCAGCGACTCGCGCCCTCGTGTTGATGGATCGATGATCGCGAATCTACTAGATGCTGTTGTCGATGCACTCAACGGTCCGCCACCGGCGGCTTCCGTTGCAGCGTCGAAAGCGTGGGCGCACTATTGGGTCCTCGCGCGCGAGACACCCGATGTGTGCGTCGTTACGTTCGTTCGCTCCGAGCGCGAGCGACTTTCGCGATCGCGATTTCGATTTCTTCTTGACGTAGAGATCGTTCGCGCGCGGCCGTACGTAGATGCGTCTTCGATCGAGACCGTTGTGAACGACGTGCACTCGATCGCGTCGCGGATCACGAGCGAAGAAGTACTCGAACGAGGTGGCATCGCGTACGCGTTCGATTCGATCTCGTTTTCCGATCCGCTTTACGAGATCGAGGAAGTATTCGATGAAAGTTCGTTCGTGCGCGCGAGTATAACCGCGCGTTACGCAGTACTGGAGTCGTTGTGATGCCCTCGGAGTCGATCGTAAAAGTCAAGCAGCTCTTTCTCGATCGCGCAGCGGTTACGCGTTATTTCGATCGCAAGACGCTACGCGTTTTCAAGCGGTTCGGTGCGTTCGTACGACTGGTCGCGCAGCGAAGTATGCGCCGACGCAAGTCCGCGTCGCCACCTGGACAACCGCCGTCGGTGCACAAAGGGCAGTTACGAAAATTCATCTTCTTCTCGCTCGACGAGCGACGAAAGAGCGTTGTCATCGGGCCGACACTACTACGTCCTGACTCACCGGTGCCGGCGCTTCACGAGCACAGCGGCGTACGTCGATACGGCGCACGTGTCGCGAAGTATCCGAAGCGCGAGTACATGAAACCCGCGTTTCGCGAAGGGTTGAAGAAACTGGCGCAGTTCTATAAGGAGGCAAACGCATGAGTCGAACACGACTAGGGCACCTCGCGAAGCTCTACGTCGATAGCGCGAATAACTGGACCACGCCGACGTGGGTCGAGGTGCCGAATGTCAATAACCTGACACTAAACTTGTCGCATGCGACCGCGGACGTGACGACACGTGCGCATGCGGGTTGGCGCACGCAGGTCGCGACGCTGAAGGAAGCGACCATCGAGTTCGATATGCTCGATGTCGCGGGTGACCCCAGCGTCGCGCAAATTCGTCAGGCGTTTTTCGCTCGCGGTCAGCTGCACGTTCTTTGCCTCAACGGTCCGCGTACCGAGGTCGGTTCGTGGGGAATAAAATCGCTCGTCGAGGTGACGCGCTTCAATCGCTCCGAGCAGATGGGCCAGGCTATCGTTATCTCGGTTACGTTCGTGGTATCGCCGTTACTCGATGGCGGCGTGTATCGTTATCCCGAGTACTTCGAGGTAACGCCCTGATCACGTGAGGGAGCGTAGCGACACACGAAGTGGGAGCGTAGCGACACACGAAGTGGGAGCGTAGCGACACACGAAGTGGGAGCGGAGCGACACACGTACGTGGAGTGACAGCGATGCGACATCGATTTACGGACGAGCATGGCCGCGAGTACGAAGTCGCGCGGATCAGCTTCGCGCGGTACCACGATCTTCGCGACGTTGGCTTCGATCTTGCGAAGTGGGCTTCGGAGGCGCTTGCGCGCGTAGTGCGACCGGACACTACGAACGCCAACGTGGAGTCGCAGCGATTCGACTACGAGGAGTTCGTACGCATACTCGCTGATGGTGCCGTGTTCCGCGATCGCAAGACGGCGGAAGCGTTGCTGACAGTCTTGTGTCGCGACTCGCTTGCACGGCACGGTGTCACTGCGAACGAAGTTTTCGAGTCGCTTTACGGTCGATCGATCTGGGACGCCGAGGTCGCGTTCATCTCGAGGATTCTCGATTTTTTCGAGGGCCACCCAATTATGCGCGAAATTCTCGGCGCCGCGTTGAAGCTGCTGCTATCGAAAGTCGAAGCGAGCACTGCGATATCGACTCCTACGTCTGGCACTTCGCCGGTTACCTCGGCGTAGAGCCGTGGGACTTTACGCTCGGCGAACTGCGTACGATGTACGAAAGTAAGTTATTCCACGATCACTGCCACTACGGTGTCATCGCGGCAGCGATTGCGAACGCGTTTCGCGGTAGCGAATCATCGACGATTCGAGTCGAAGATATTTTCCCGGATGTCGTCGAGTACCTCGAGCGGTTCGGTGTTCGGAGCGACAACGAGTTGCCGTTACTAACGAAGGACGATCTAAAGTCGTGGCTAGCGCAGCAGAAATTCGAGCAGGTCGCGCAAGCGTCGAGCTGACGTTGACCGACCGATTGACCGCGGACCTCAACGCGGTCTCGCGTAAGCTCGCAACGTGGGGCGTTGCGCTGCAGGGCATCGGCGCGTCGATACTCGCAGCGTTTCGACCGGCGCTATCGGTTTTCCAAGAGCAGGAAGCGATAAGCGGCTGGGCGTTGCGATTGCGCACTTCGGTCGAGCAATTCTCGAAGCTCACGTCGCTCTTTCGCGTTTGGAACGTGAGCGTCGATGAACTCGGTGCATCGCTCGAGAGTATGACCGCGAAGCTCGATACGAAAGCGGTGGCCGAGTTCGGAGACGTACTCGAAAATCTCGGCGTTATCTCGTTCGCGCATCTGCCGCTCGAGCAGCGACTCGAGGTCGTGCTCGGAGCGTTGCAGCGCATTCCGGACGAAACGCAGCGTGCACGCATCGCGGTCGAGCTCTTCGGCGATAAGGTCGGCATGTCGCTCGTTTCGATGGGCATGTTATCGGACGACGCTAAGGAGAAGCTCGCGAATCTTACTGCGACCACAAGCGAACGAGTGCAGCGCGCTACGCAAATCATGCAATCGTGGCGCGAGATCACAGCGTCGCTTTCCGCAGTCTGGGACGAAGTCGCTGCTGCGATTGCGCCAGCGCTCGAGTCGATCGCGGCGTGGCTGAAGAACGCGACTGCGAGTCTCGTCGAGTGGGTGCGCGAAAATCAGGGCGCTGTCATCGCGGTGGCAGCGTTCGCTGCAGGTCTCGTAACTGCGGGCACTGCGCTACTCGCTTTCGCGGGCATCGTGAAACTCGTCTCGATCGCGATTGGCGTTTTCAGCGCGCTCCTCGCTGCGCTGAAACTCGTGTTGCTTGCGATCATGAGCCCGATTGGTCTGGTCGTCGCTGGCGTGGTCGCGCTCGGCGTGGCTGCGGTCGCGAGCGGCAACAACACGATCGATAAGTTCCGCGAGCTGAAGACCGACTTGCAAGGACTCGCGACCGACTGGTCGAATTCGATCAAGGCGATCGTGGCTTCGATAAAGTCCGGCGATATCGAGACCGCGTTCAATATACTCGTAAAGGCGTTAGAGCTAACGTGGGCCACGCTGATCCGATCGTTGAAGCGCCTGTGGTGGTCGTTTGTGCGCGATATCTTCGAGTTTTTCGCGAATAATCCGTGGGTGCTGCCTCTCGTGGGTGGTGGCGCGGGTCTCCTTATCGGTGGGCCAGCCGGTGGTCTTATTGGCGTTGGTGTCGGCGCGCTCGGCCAAGGCGCGCTTATGTTGAACGCGGAAGAGATCGATAAATTCCTCAGGGATAAGATCGAAAACGTCGATCGCGCACGCGTCGACCAACTGCGATGGGAACTCGAGCAGATGATTTTGCAGGCGCTGAAACGCCAACAGCAGCAGCAGGAGCAGCAGGGTCCGCCGAAAGGTCGCGTCGGCGAGATGCAAGCGAACTTCGCAGTGCCGAAGGAAGACCTCGCGAACATGCTCGCGATCAGCGAAGCACGCGGTACGTTTACGGCGTTCGCGGCGCGACAGCAGTTCGCGTTCGGTGCACGCGTACAGAAACGCCAAGAAGATTTGCTCGCGGATATTCTAAAGGAAGTGCGAAAAGTGCAGCAAGGTGTTGAAGCAAACATGAAGGTGAAGTAGTATGCCGCATCTTCTCTTCAAGATCAATCCCGACGAGCTGTCGCTTTCGTATAACCGCACGAGTTATCGGATCAACGTGCACGCAATCGACTATCCTGACGCGATCTCGGTCGCGAACGCGATTTACGCGTACACGCCCCCGATTTTCCTAGGTCTTACGCGGTCCGACGTAGCTATTCGCGCAAACGAGGACGGTCGAACTTACGACGTTTCGATCACGTATTCCGCGGAGCCGAGCGACGAAGCGGTCGATGCGAGTCCGCCGTCGCCAACGAAGTCAGCGCCGGCGTCGGATACGGTCGATCTCTCGTTCGGTTACTCGATCTCCGCGGAGGCGCAGCAGATTCACGTCACGAGCGCGATCTCGCAAGGTCGCGTCGGCGCTGGCAACGCGACGGCGAGCGGAACGAATCTGCAGTGTGTCGCGACTTTCGAAGTGATCCCCGACGGCATCGTACCGAATCCCACGCACGTAGGTCGAACGATTTTCGTAACCGGCGGACCGGCAGCGTGGACGTATGGTCCGTATCGGATCGTAGTGCAGTACGGCACGCGTTGGGTCCTCGATCGCAATCCCGCGCCAGTCGGTACGAGTGGCGGTGTGTGGACGATGCCCGCCGATGCGCCGGATTTCGAGAACGCAATCAACGTCTCCGAAGATTCGATCGAGGGTTGTGACATCGCTGCGCCATCGCTCTCATTCGAGCGGCGCATCACGATTCCAGTCGTGAATGTCGCGTATATTCAAACCGTGATGAGTCTGATCGGCAAAGTCAATAAGAAGAAATTCTATCACTTCGAACCGGGCGAGGTTCTTTATCTCGGCTGCGTCGCGGATAAAGAAAATGCGAGCGCGTGGAAAGTTACCCACAAGTTTCGAGTCGAACGCAACCAGCGAAACGTTCGCATCACGAAGGACATAACGGTGCCACTGAAGCGTGGCCACGACTATCTCTGGGTGAAATATCGACCAGTTACGCGCTGGGGCATGGTCGTTCAAGAACCGGTTGCGGCGTACGTCTCGGTCGTTTACGAAGAAGGCGACTTTAGTCTACTCGGTATCGGAACGTGAGGTAAAGTCGTGAGCGATCCGTTATCGTTCGTTTCTCCAGGTGATCCGATCGGCGAACTTACGCGCGCCGATCGGATCAATCTCCTGATCGAATCGGCGCGTCGCGTTTTGCGACCGCGAGCATCGCCGAGCGATACCGAGAAAGAGATTTTCCGCGCGTTGCAGCCGCATAATATCGTTTACGTGAAGACACCGATACCGGCGCGCGAGTACACGGTGTGGCGCATCGTTGGCAACTTCACGTCACCGAGCGCGCTCCTCGCACCGCAAGCGTATCGCGTCGAAGCTCCTGAGGACTCGTGCGATCCGTTCGTCGTCCTTATCGAGCCATCGGACGGTGTCACGCTCGCGCGTGCAGCGGTGAGCGGCGTCGTCTTCGGTTACGTCTACGGTGAGGGTAAGTATGCGCACGCGATTCCCGGCGATCCGTATTTTCTCGAAGCGGACGACTACGGGCCAGCTCGTATCCTTTATCGCGCCGGCAACTACGCGCTACTTCGACTCGGCGATTCGCGGCACCAGCGGCGATGCAAGAAGTTGAAGACGGACGAGTACGGCTACGCGTACTACGGTCCTTACGGCTTCGCGATCGAAGACGAAGAAGAGCGAGACGAAGACGAAGAGAGACAGTGCATCGACTGCCTAACGAAGCTCTGCGTTGTTCGCGACTACTCGGGTACGATCGTTGATATCTTCTACGAGGATGCGAGCGGCAATCGCGTGCGCGTTCCCGACTGTACGAGCGCGCCGTACGGCGGATCGATTTCGAGTCCGGGTGGTGGTGGTGGTGGTGGCGGTGGCGGTGGCGGATGCTGCCCGCAAGACGGCAGTGAGTACGTGCTCGAGTATGATTTCGTCGTTTCTGGAAGGACGTTTTCCGGAGTGAGCTACTCTTCGGGTTGGGTGTGGGGAATTATAGGATGGTCGTTTACGATACCTAATCCGCCGTGCGATAACGGACCGCCTCCAGAGTACCTGTTTGTGTACTTTTCTGCGCGTTGCGAGAACGGCAGTATTTATCCTTCGGTTACACTGGTGTGTGGTACTTCATTTTGCACTCTAAATCCCGATAACTTTGAGGTAACAGTAACAGGATGCCCCGGTAACCCGACAATTTATCTCACGATTCTCCCCGGTCGTTGCGCATCAGGTTCGTTCGTACTTAGGCCCGCCTAAGTCGAGGTCGTCATGATCGATCCGCTCGCGAACGTTCGCGATCACACCGGCGATCGAAAGTGGGCGTATTGTCCGAACACGATCCGCGCTCACTACGAAGCGCTCGATCGCGTTATCGATCTTGCACACAACGAGCCGTACGCTGGCCACGACTTCGACTTCGGAATCGTTTACGTCGGCGGTGGTCGATATTGGCCAGGCATCGTAGTCGGTGTGCGTTTACTTCGCCACATCGGCTATCGCGGACCGATCGAAGTGTGGCGCGGCCACTACGCTGACGAGGAGTCGATCTGCGAATCCGACGTGGCTGGCTACGACGTTCGCATCGTCGATGCACGCGAAGTTGCGAAAACGACGCAGCCGCGTATTCTCCGCGGCTGGGAAGCGAAGTTGCACGCGGTCCGGCACACACGATTTCGTCGTGTTCTTTTCCTCGATGCTGACGCGTACTGCGTCGTCGATCCGACGCCGTACTTCGATCGCTTCTCGGACTTCGCGTTCTGGAGCGAAAGTCGGCAGAATATCCGTTGGCATTACGTCTGGCCTTCGCATGAACGACGCGATGTAGTCGGCGTGCAAGGCGGCCAATTCTTCGTCGATCGCGAGAACGCGTGGCCACTCGTTGTCATCGCGGATTGGATCTGCCAACACAGCGATTTCTACTTTCAGCATCTTTACGGCGATCAAGACGCGTGGCGACTTGCGCTTGCGATTACGGAGTCGCCGTACACGATTGTCGGGCCGGCGACGTGGCAGCATCCTGCGTTCGTGTGTTCGATCGATAATCGAAGATTCGTAGTGCATCGTCCGGTCTCGAAGCTCTTCCGCGCATGCGACTGGAATGCTCGCGACTGCGCCGTCGATTTCGCGCCGCATCTTCCGTTCGAGACGTTCGTGTGGCGCGAGTTCTCGAGGCTCGCCGAACACGAGATCGAAGAGTGTGAGTCTGCGTTCGCGTGTCTTTATCGACGCGGTGCCACACGTGTCTTCGATTTACCTTCGCCAGACGATCGCGCGTATCTTGCATGCATTGAGACTTTAGCTAAGACGCACAGTTGGAGAAAGATCGTCGATCTTGGATGCGGTAACGGTCGCATCACGAAAGAGATCGCGCATCGAACCGGTGTCGAAGTCGTGGGCCTCGACTGCGTGCGCGAGGTACTGCCGGAAAGCGATCTACCGAATCTTCGCTTCGAGTATGCGAACGCGTTCGAGATCGATTCGCTTCCCGACGGCGATGCGCTCCTCGTGAAAGACGTTCTCGCGTACTGGCCGTTTGCACACGTTCGCAGTTGGCTGCGCGAAGTCGTAACGCGATCGAAGTGCGAGCGTCAGCGACACACGAAGTGGCGACATGTCGTGGTCACGAACGATGTCACGCAGTTCCCATCCGAGATGCCGTTCGGTCGACATCACGGTATCAACCCCGAGCTATGCGATTTTTTGCACGGCGTCGAGCACGCGCAAATTCGCCTAGAAAACAAGGCAATTCTGCTGATTTCGGTTCGATGAAACGTCATCATTTTTGACGACGCGACTACAAAAAAATCGAACACGAGGTAAGTTACGGTTGCGGGTTCGAGGAGTTGTGCGAAGTGTGAGGGCATAGTTATGAGACCGATTCGCGAAGTCGAGAAGTTACCGCCGAGAGTGATGCTTTACGGCGTCGAGGGCATTGGCAAGACGACGTTCGGCGCGTCGGCACCGAAACCGATCTTCGTACTGACGGAAGACGGCCTCGGTGATCTCGATGTCGCGCATTTTCCGTTAGCGAAGTCGTACGACGAAGTACGTCGCGCGCTCTGCTACGTGCGCGACGAAGCACACGATTTCGAGACGATTGTGGTGGACTCGCTCGACTGGCTCGAGAGATTAATACACGACTACGTATGTGCGGAGCACAACGTCTCAACAATCGAACGTGTAGATGGCGGTTACGGTCGCGGTTACGTGGCAGCGCTTAGAGTCTGGCGCGAGGTTATCGGTATTCTCGACGAGATTCGAGCGCAGCGGCGGATGATTGTGGTCGGCATTGCGCATGCGAAGGTCGAGCGGTTCGAGGATCCGGAGTCGCCGGCGTACGATCGTTATTCGCCGCGGCTGCATAAAACGTCGGCCGCGCTTATAACCGAGTGGATGGATGCAGTGCTCTTCGCGCACTGGCGATTCGCTGTCAGAACGGAGACGGGCAACTTCGGCAAGACTCGTGGTGTCGCGGTCGCATCGAAGACGGATTGCGAGCGCGTTATTCGCGTTTCCGGCGGACCGACGTGCGTGGCGAAGAACCGATACGGACTTACAGGTGAACTTCCGCTCTCGTGGGATGCGTTTGCGAAGGCGATCGGTTACTAAGAGAAAGGAGAGAAGCGATGGCGTTACTACCCGAAGAATTCGATGCGTCGAGCGTGCCGACTCGGTTCGGCATGCTACCAGAAGGTCGTTACGTAGTCGCGATCACGAAGACCGAGATTCGCTCGTCGATGAGCGGCACAGGCCAGTATCTCGCGGTCGAGTTTACCGTGCAAGAACCTGCGGAGCATCTCGGTCGAACGATCCTCGTGCGTGTGAACGTCTTTCACGATAATCCGGTGGCTCGCGAGTATGCGAAGGCCGAGCTGGCCGCGATCTGCGCGGCGTGCGGCAAGACGAAGATTTCGGATACGGACGAGTTACTTCGCTCGCTGCTTGTTATCGATCTTCGTTATCGATCTTCGCCGAACGGCGTGCAGTATCCGCGAGTCGTGAACTACTATCCGTATCGATTACCGGAGCCGAAGTTAGGCGAGACTAAGGAATCGACGCCGCGGCCACCACGTCGTGGCAACGCGCAGCGATGACATCGTGATGCCATCGAAGCGTAGAGTCGAGCTCGTGTTGCCGTATCCGCCGTCGGTGAATTCCTACTGGCGGCATGCGAGGGGTCGTCACTATCTCTCGCGTGCCGCGAAGAACTATCGCGAACTCGTTGTGCTTTCGGTTCCGAAAGACGTACGGTTCGATCGCGAAGTCGAAGTCTTCGTCGAAGTGCGTCCGCCGGATAATCGGCGGCGTGATATCGATAACGTCCTCAAGGCGATCCTCGACGTACTCGAGTTTACGGGTCTAATTGCGGACGATTTTCTCGTATCGCGGATCGAAGTCGTTCGTGGCGAAGTGGTACCGCGTGGAGAATGCCATGTCATCGTCAGCGAAATTCGGTAATCTGCACGCTGCGATTCGCTATGCGGAGCTCGGTTACGAGGTGTTGCCGGTCGTTGCGGGCGCGAAGAATCCGCTTACAGAGCACGGCGTTCGTGACGCGACGCTCGACACGAAGACGATCGAGTCGTGGTGGCTGCGCTGGCCGAACGCGAATATCGGCGTCTCTGCTGCAGGTCTTGTTATTATCGATATCGACTCGAAGGACGACGTACGCTGGCCCGAAGACGAAGAGCAAGCGTGCGAGCTCGTTGAGAGTGCGCGTGCGATTTCGGTGACGCCGTCAGGCGGTCGTCACTTTTTCTTTCGCAGGCCGGACGGCGTTTCGTGGCGGTGCTCAGTTCGCAAACTCGCGGCCAACGTCGATGTGCGGACCGACGGTGGCTACGTCGTGGTACCGCCGAGTAAGCTACTCGCCGGCGCATACGTGTGGCTCAAAGAACTCGATACCGCTAAGGAGTTTCTCTCAACGCCACCGAAGTGGTTGTGCGATCTACTTGATGAACGCGAACGAGAGTACACATCGAAGATCAATAAATCCGCACAGTTAGACGAGACGCGAGTTATTGAGGAGGGCACGCGCAACGACGTTCTCTTTCGGATCGGTGCGAAGTTGCGTTCGATCGGCTTCGACTTCGAGGAGATTTACTCGGCGTTATCGGTCGTGAATCGAAGAAGATGCCGGCCGCAGCTCGATGATGTCGAGGTCTGTCGCATCGCGGAATCGGCATCGCGATACGACGCTAACGCGATCGAAACTGCGCTCGTCGAATGTCGTTACGCGCAGATCGTCGAGAGCGAAAAGATCGAAGACGAGGTCATCGAGTTTGCGAAGCCGAGCGAGGAGTTCGTGGAGCGTGCGCCGGGCGTTTTGGCCTCGATTTCTAGGTATATTCTCGATACTGCGTATCGACCGCAGCCGATGCTTTCGCTGGGCTCGGCGTTATCGTTCGTGAGCGTTCTTTGCGGCGCGCACTGCATCGCAGACGAGTACGGAACGACGACGAACCTTTATTGCGTTGGCATCGGGCCATCGGGTTGCGGTAAGGAGCGCACGCGGCAAGCGATTCGCGATATTGCGAAGGCATCGGGTGTACTCGAACTTATTGGTCCCGAAGACATCGCGAGCGGTTCGGGACTGCTGCGTGCGCTCGAGCGGAACCGCGCGCAGCTTTTCCAACTCGACGAGTTCGGGCGATTTCTTAGTACGACGCATAACGCGTATTCGAGTCCACATCTCTATAACGTAACCACACTGCTTTTGAAGCTCTACACGTCTGCGAACGTCGTCTTTACTGGAGTTGCGTACGCGGACGTAGATAAGACGCGAGTTATTGATCGGCCACACGTCGCGCTTTGGGGCACGACGGTGCCGGAGGATTTCTTTCGATCGATCTCGCGTTCGTCGATAAAGAGCGGTCTGCTTTCGCGGATTTTACTTTTCGAGAGTCGTGATCGGACGACGCACCAGCGGCCGGCGGATCGGACGGTACCGCGCGAGATCGTCGATTTCGTTAGTTCTCTCGGGAACGTGGTCGTGACGTACTCGCGGCCAGCCGGGGCGATCTTCGACTCGTATCTCGAGAAGTTCGAGGAGTACGCGCTACGAGTGCGCGAGCCGTATTCGTCGCTATGGGCACGTGCGTACGAGGCAGCACGGA